AAGCCCTATATGAAGATATGGGACACGTTCTCGGAAGATATTTTGAAATCGCCGATATTTCACATGAGCAAATGCAAGAAAGGCTTGGACTAAAAAAAAAATAAAAGAAGAATTTGATTATAACGCGAATGATGGGGCAACCGATAGTACACTAACAATTCAAAACCCGCAAGTATGGGAAAGAGTATGGAAAACACTATCTACAATGTATCAAAATCCTGCGTTGGCACAAATTCAAAGAGATATAAAAAGTTACGATAAAGATAAGAAACAAATAGTATTTAGAGATTCATCATCAATGAATGCATTTATTTCTTATATTAAAGGAGAAAAACAAAAATTACATTAAGTTTATGGCAACAAATATCAAAGCATTGACAATGGCAAAGGCTCTAAATCCAAAAGAGCTTAACCCAGCATCGGTAAAGATTATCAACGATAGATTGGTAGATGAATATACTGCACACTTCTTTTATCGTATTGCATCGAATTGGTGCAAAGGTGTTGGATATAACAATGCTGCAGCATTCTTTGAAAAAGAAGCAGCCAATGAATTGGGACATGCCGAAAAACTTCAACAATACCTTGTAGATTGGAATATAAATCCAACTATGCCGGCCGTAAAACCAAACATTAATTTCACAGGATTGATTGATATAGTAAATAAATCTTACGCATTGGAATACGACCTATTCACAAAATACAATGCGGATTCAGTTGAGATTATGCAAAAAGATATTACAACGTTTGATTTTCTAGAAGAATTTAGAAAAGGACAATTCGAATCAATAACAGAATTTTCAGACCTTCTAAATGCGGCACAATTAATAGACCCAACAAACCTATTGGATATACTTCACTTTGAAGAAATATATTTCAAATAAAATGAAAACAAATAAAAAACAATTGAACGAATTTTCATTGGTGGCTATTTTAGGTGGAATACTGATACTAGCTTGGGTAACCGGTTTGTTTAGTAAACTTGCAGATAATATAGATGCATATTATAACGGAAGAAGTGTTGAAGTTCAAAGGGCACTTAAAAAAATATTAAAAAACTTTAGTAACACAAATAGTTTTTTAAAAAAAATTGATAAATATGTTGAAAAAAATGGTGCAGGAACACACCTTATAGATTATATAATGGAACTACCAGAAACAAAGGCACAACTTACATCTTACGAAAATAATACTGATATAAATTACGATGAACTTATACGTGAGTTAAGAAAGGTGTTAACAAAGGCAATGAACGAAGAAGCAAAAGAACGTGGAGTTGCAACAACTATAAAAAATAAAGTAGATAATATAAATTGGTAAATTAATTTTATGTTTTTTATAAAATGTGATATTTATACTCAAATATCACATTTTTTATTATGTGATTAAACTTCGTTAGTTAATGAATACCCTTCCCTATAAGTGGTGACCGAACAACTAACTAAATTCTATTGAAGTTCCCCTACAATAACTTCACAAATCAAAAAAGTAAAAAATTATGGCAAATTCAAAATTGTTAAAGCAAGCAATTGCTGATGCTAAAGCCGTTAAAGAAACTGCTTTGGCAAATGCTAAACTCGCTCTTGAAGAAGCCTTCACTCCACGCCTCCAATCAATTCTATCTCAAAAATTGAGAGCAGAAGCCGAAATGAGCGATGATGAAGAAGAAATGAAGACCGAGGAATTAGATTCATCTGAAATCGGTGCAGGTGACATGAAAGAACCTTCGGGTTATGATGCCGATACCGAATTCGAAGGTGGTTCTACTGAAACCGAATCCGGCGAACCCGGTTCTGAACTTGATGACTATTCTAAAGTAAAAGATCTTACTGAAGAAGAAGACACAGATGATACCGATGATATGGATTTCGGCGACGATGATATGGATTTCGGTGACGATGACACTGATTCCGATAATGATGAGGAATACGAAATCACCGGAGATGAAGAAGAAGCGTATGATGATGAAGATGATATGGATCTTGAATCAATCATTAGAGAATTGGAATCATCACTCGCAGAAGAAGAATCAACTGAAGATGAAGATGATGACCAGATGGCTATGGAATCCCTAGCCGATGGTGAAGAGGCCGGCACCGATAAAGGTGAAGACCCAAAAGTAGTTGTTAGTGAAGAAGATGAAGATGATACTGCAAAAGATGATGATACCATTGACTTAGAAGAAATTCTTCGTGAAATGGAAGCTGATATGACCGATGCAGATGATGATGAAATGGAAAAGAAAGTGGAAGAAAACAAAAAGTTGAAATCCGAACTTAACCAAGCATACAAGGCAATCAAATCACTTCAGGGCACTATCAATGAAGTAAATCTTCTAAACGCTAAACTTCTTTTCGCAAACAAATTGTTCAGAGCACATAACATGACCAACGAGCAAAAGGTTAAAGTTATCGAAACTTTGGATAGAACAAAATCAGTTAGAGAAGTCAAATTAGTATATTCTACATTGGCAGAAAACTTTAAGTACACATCAGTATCTAAAGTTGCTAAAAAGGCTATCGCTGAAGGTATTGCAAGTAGAGCGGTTAAATCAACAAAACCTACCGCTGCTCAACAAAAGCAAGTAATTTCTGAAAATGCTGACTTCGCAAATAGATTTAAGAAGTTGGCTGGTATTATTAAGTAATAAAACAAAACAAAACAAAATGGACTTAAAAAAATTAATGAATGGTGCAAACCCGCAAAGCATTATGCTTGAGCAAACTAGGGGTTTGAAATCCAAATGGGAAAAAACAGGCCTTCTTGAAGGAGCAGGTTCTGAATCACAAAAGCATGGTATGGCAGTATTGCTTGAAAACCAAGCTAAGCAGCTTCTTGATGAAGCAACAAAGACTGGCTTCGCAGCTGGTTCTGAAGAATGGGCAGGTGTAGCTCTTCCGCTTGTAAGACGTATCTTTGGTAGCATCGCTGCAAAAGAATTCGTTTCTGTACAGCCGATGAACTTACCTTCAGGTCTTATCTTCTACATGGACTTCAAGTATTCAACCGACCAAGCAGGTAAGCCAGCATTCTCTGGTTCTTCAATGTTCGGTAAAGGTGGTACCGTTGGTAAAGATTCTCTTTCACCTGCAGGTAACAAACTTGGTTCTACTCAAGTAGCAGAAGAAGGTCTTTATGGCCCTGGTCGTTTCGGATATTCCATCAACGATGTTAGTGTAACAATCGGTACAGGAAGTATAGGTGCAGGAGTAACTGTAACAAGTGCATCTTGGGCAGATACCGATTATTCAAACGCACTTTCAGCATCCGTTGCAGCAGGTGGTATTAAGAAGGTAGCAGTATCTTCATCAATTCTTTCCGAAATGGATTTCAATGGTGTTAGAGCGTTTGTACTTACATCTGGCTCTGTCACACTATATCCACAATACACAAATATCAACGGAAACTTTGTTGAATTCTTTGTAACTGGATCTACTGCTGCATTCCTTTCCGATGGTGCAACTGCAACAGTATCTTATCACAAACAACCAACCGCTACTTCAAGAGGTGATTTTGAAGATAGAACTGGTGCTGATGTTGGTATTCCTGAAATTGAGCTTGAACTCAAATCAGAACCAATCGTTGCTAAAACTCGTAAGTTGAAAGCAGTTTGGACTCCTGAATTGGCGCAAGACCTTAACGCATACCACAGTATCGACGCAGAAGCTGAATTGACTCAGATGCTTTCTGAATACATCTCTCTTGAGATTGATTTGGAAATTCTTGAGATGCTTCAGGCTAACGCATTGACTACTGATTACTGGTCTGCAAGAGTAGGATACGACTACAATTCAACAACCGGTCTTTTCGCACCTGATTCTGCTACTATATCTGCAAACGCTTACCAAAAGAACACTTGGTATCAAACACTTGGTATCAAACTTCAAAAGGTATCAAACAAAATCCATCAGTTGACAATGCGTGGTGGTGCAAACTTCATCGTGGCTAGCCCGGATGTATGTACTATCCTCGAATCAATGAATGGCTTCTCAGCTAACCCTGGTAAAGATGCTCTTCAATTTGCAGCTGGTGTAACCAATGTAGGTTCAATCTCTAACAGGTATGATGTTTACAAAAACCCATACATGACTGAGAACGTTATCCTTCTTGGTTTCAAAGGTTCTAACTTCTTCGAAACTGGAGCTGTCTACGCACCATATGTGCCTTTGATTATGACTCCGCTTGTGTATGACCCGACTAACTTCACACCACGTCGTGGAGTTATGACGAGATACGCTAAGAAGATAGTCCGTCCGGAATTCTATGGCAAGATTGTGGTTGAGGGTCTACATACTCTCTAATCACCGATTAGATAACCAAAAATAAATTAGGGGAGATTAATTCTCCCCTTTTTTATTTTTTATATTTATAGTAAATAACTAACTATGTCTCTTAACGTAAAATGGCCCGGTTCAGGTTCGGCAATATCAGGTTCAACCCCATACGCATTGTATGATGCAGATGCGGATTTTCAAACCGATGGACCCAGAACTGCAGTTTGGTGTGCAACTCGTCTTGGATATCCAACAGTTGATATCGAAATGATAGATACACAATTTTATGCCTGCTTTGAAGAAGCCGTTTCGGAATATTCGGCACAAGTTAATCAATTTAATATAAGAAATAATCTAAATATACTCCGTGGTTATCCGAAATCAGAAAACAAAAACTTTAGTCAGACACTTGTAGATGGCTCATTTGTTCCTACGATATTCAGAATGTCGCAGGCATATGGAACACTTGCGTATGTTGGTGGTGACACGGATATTAAGAAGGCGTATATTGATATGGAAGTAGGTAAGCAAGAATACGATATCGCCTCATTGGCAAAGGATGCTGCCACATCACAATCGTTTTCAACTCTATTCAACACGGCATCTAAATTTGAAATTACAAAAGTATTTTTTGAATCAACACCTGCGATACAAAGATTCTTTGACCCATATTCAGTTGGTGCGCAAGGTACTCTAAACTTATTGGATGAATTTGGATTTGGACAGTATTCACCTGCGGCACAATTCCTATTGATGCCACTATTTGAGGATGCACTTAGAATTCAACACATTGAGTTAAACGACCAAATTCGTAAATCTGCATATACTTTTAATATTGTAAATGATAAAATAAAAGTATTTCCAATCCCAACGGTTCGAACCCCAAAACGAATTTATTTTGAATATTTTTCAAGTAATGAATTTGATAAAAACGCGATAACTATAAAAGATAATAAGGTATCGGACTATTCGGATATTAAATATGATTTTATTTCATATGATTCCATAAACGATGTTGGAAAACAATGGATACGAAAATACACATTAGCCCTTGCTAAAGAATTACTTGGTGCTATTCGTGAAAAATATAGTACAATTCCGATACCCGATGGTGAAGTATCACTTGATGGTGCGGCACTTCGTTCCGAAGCTCAAACCGAAAAGGATACACTAATCACTCAACTACGCGAAAATTTAGATGAACTCGGACGTACAAAGCAATTTGAATATAAAAAGAACGAAGCCGATTACCATCAAGAGATGTTGAAAAAAATTCCACTCACAATTTATATAGGTTGAAATGCCAAAATTCATATCTCCACGTGACGTAACATTTTTTAGAGGGATTGCTAGAGAGTTGGTAGATGAAGTAATACAAGTTGAAATAATACTCTACAAACTTAATATCTATCAATCAAAGGTAAACTTGTATGGTGAATCTCTTGATAAAACATACTATCGTGGAGTATCCATATACGCCCTAATTGATAAAGATGGTATTGAAAGAACATACGAAGGATTTGGACCAGATACTACACAAACCATAACATTCAAGTTGGATAGAGAAAGGTGTCAAGAAAAAGGAATATATCCCGAAGTTGGTGATTTCATTTATTTTGATACATCTTATTACGAAATCAATAATACAAATGAAGTTCAATTCATAGGAGGACAGGAGTATAACAATTACAGTATTGTGTGTACCGCATTTATGAGTAGAATAAGTGATCTTAACATAGAAAAAAGAATTGAATAATGGCAGAGAATCCACTAAGACAATCAGATAGAATACTTCAAAGAAAATGGGAAGGTGGGGATATTAACCCATCGGTAACTCTATATGATGTAGATTACGCCATCATGTCATATTTAGAAGATGTGGCATTGCCAAATCTATCCGATTCACAAAATACAAATATAAAGATACCAGTAATTTATGGTAATTCTGAAAGATGGAATGGAGCAAGACGTCAGGGTATATATAGAGATAATAAAGGTAGAATACAACTACCTATAATGATGATACGAAGGACAACTGTTGCCAAAAATGATGCAATACCAATGCTTAATAGACACGTATCATATTCAACCGTAACAAAGTGGAGTAAAAGAAACCGATACGACAGGTTTAGTATTCTAAATGGCATAACTCCTGCTTATGATTTATATAATATAACTATGCCGGATTATGTCGAAGTAAACTACGATTGCATGGCATGGACAAGTTTTACCGAACATATGAACGTTGTAATTGAGGCATTAAACTTCGCATCAGATGAATATTGGGGTGATAAGGCCCGATTTAAGTTTTATGCCAGTGTTGCGGATTACAATGTAGTAAATGAAGTAAATGATAATCAAGAACGCATAAATAGATTAGAGTTTACATTAAGTGTAAAGGCATATCTTCTACCTGAAAAATTCGCATCAGAAAATACAACGAGGAAATCTCAATCAATTAATCGTGTGGTTGTTACATCTGAAACGGATTTGACAGCAGATGGCAGATTAGAAGCAATGCTCACTACACAATCACCATACTACGATAATAAAGACCTTGTGGATTATCTATCGTTAAATAGTTCGGATTTTATGAATTATGTTTCGGATAATATATTTAATTTGACAAATGTAAAATTAATAAAAACACCCGCAGCATTTTCATCGGTAATAGCGACGCAATACGATATAAAAATATACATAAATGGTGTCAGATATTACGAAACTACACATTATACATATTCTATGAGTGGAAGTACATTAACGGTTACATTCAATAATATAACTTTGGGATGGAATGTTGTAAATACTGATGAAGTAACAATAACCGGAAAATATATTGAATTGATATGAAACGAACACTTTTAGATATTACAAACGTAATTAGTCGAAATGTTCCAAGAGTAATTCTAACTCCATATAATTTAAATGATTCTACATATTGGATTTGGATTGCAAAAGGTTGGCGGTTTGCACCAATATTACGAGAGGTAGAATATCGTACTAAGCAAGACCGATTAAGAATAAGAATTAATACACAAAATATCAATCCAAGAGATTATATTACTGAAATGGCATCGGATGGACTTTTAGTTAAATTTATTAAATCAAGATTTGAATATCCATTAGATACTTTGGATGAAATTGTAGTTGGAGGAGACTTAGAAAAATATGCTTAACCGATTCACATCGAATACAAAAAAACTCAATCGAGTTGTATCAAAGATAAATTTTAATAATTTGCCAGATGTACTTTCTGCAACTGCAAGTATTCAAGAAATTATTAATGATGGCATTGCTTCACCAAAAAATTTTCAAGCCAATACAAAAAAATTGAAACAATCGGTTTCAAAAGTAAATATAAATAATGTACCTAATTTAAATTCGGCAACCGGAAGTATTCAAGAAATTATTAATGATGGGATTTCTGCACCAAAAGCATTTCAGGCAAATACAAAAGTGTCAGAATCGCCGACTACATATATTTTTACCAATAACATAACAAACGACTTTCATAAAGAAATCCTACAATATAGTGCAAGATATATTTATGTTAGTGCAAGTGTGATAGATAAAACACCTGCCACCGCAGATGAGTCCGTATTAAATAGATTAATCATAAATAATAGAACATTAGATTATGGTACGGAAACCATCGGCCCTGAAAACTTTGAAGTATTTATTGATGGATTGCATATGCCGGGAATATTTAGTATAAGTCAAAGTGGCTCTAATATTGAAATAAAAATTAACGATTATTGGTTAATAGATAATAGAGTTCCACCACAAGATATTAAAATATTTGGAAAAATAAAACCCGTATAAAATGGCCACAAGAATAAGAACAAAACAACTTGAATTAGATTTGGATGGAGCCACACTTAAAAATGTAACTATCACCACTTTAACCGATGACCAATATTCTCTTATTGTTAGTGGTGCAATTGCGGTTGTAGATGCAACCTCATACGATATATCGGCTAGCTTGGATTCGGAATCGGGTTCAGTAGTTCCTGCTATGATATGGATGCAATCCGGTTCAAACGCACCATCTGACCCAATTATATCGGGTAGTCTTTATGGAAATGTAATTGATTTAGGGGAGTTTTAATATTTATGTTAGTAAGTGCTATATAGCATATTCTATTACTAACTAAAGGTATATACCTAAATGAGTCAAATAATAAAACTGCGTAGAAGTGCAGTACCCGGTCGTGTACCAACCACATCTTCATTGGATTATGGTGAATTGGCAATAAACACTTACGATGGTAAGTTGTTTATGAAAACCAGTGGTTCTAGTGGTGAAAAAATAATTGAGATTGGATCAACGGTATCTGCATTTAGTGGCTCATTTTCCGGCTCCTTTTTTGGAAACGGTTCAGGATTAACAAATATATCGGCATCGAGTGTAGTTGGATTAAATCTTTCTAGTATATCATCGGGTAGTGTGACCGCATCGGTAGATTCTATACTTGGCTTTAAGGTAAATTTTAATTCACAATTTAGTGGTTCTGTAGATGTTTCTGGCTCACTAACTACAAATAACGACATATATGTACATGGTGTCAGAATCGGCCGTGGGGATGGAAGTTTCACAACTAATACCGTAGTTGGTAATAACGCACTATCACTAAATACCGGACAACAAAACACAGCAATAGGCTCATACGCATTAAATGAAAACACAGGTGATGGTAACACTGCAATAGGGTCTTATACATTACATTCATCTAGCTATACAAACTACAATGTAGCAATTGGGTCTGAAGCACTGATTGCTATGGAAACGGGCGATTACAACGTCGCGGTTGGTGTAAATGCCGGAAAGGCTGCTGAAGCAGGAAACAACATAGATTCTAATCAATCGGTTTTTATTGGAGCAAATACAAAACCAAGCGCAAGTTCGGAGACCAATCAAATTGTAATAGGATATAACACAATTGGTAAAGGTTCTAATACGACTACAATTGGAAACACAAATATAACTAAAACCCATATTAGAGGTGACATATATGTAGATAGTAGTAACAAACGTGTATATGGAACTGCAAGTTGGTCCGATTCTGCATCTTTTGCGCAAACCGGTAATGGCATATTTAGTGGTTCATTCTCTGGTTCATTTATAGGAAATGGTGCAGGAATAACAAACATATCCGCATCAAGTGTAGTAGGATTAAACCTTTCAAGAATATCATCAGGCAGTGTTACTGCCTCGGTAGACCCTGCATATGGATTCAAAGTAAACACGAATACTCAAATTAGTGGAGGACTCGAAGTAACTGGTTCGATAAATATATCGGGTAGTGTTGGGAATGTGTTCACTGCAAATATTGATAGTATTTCCTTTACCGGTTCAATGTTAATTAGTGGAAGTTTCACATCATCTTATATTGGTGCTGCAACCGGATTTACTTTACCAACTTACAACTCTAACCCATCGGGATCATTTAGCACCGGTTCATTATATTATAATATAGGTGATACAAACATATATCGTTGGAATGGAACTCAATGGATAGCAGCGGCAGGAACTGCAGGAAGCAGCGGAACTGCAGGAAGCAGCGGAACTGCAGGAAGCAGCGGAAGCAGCGGAACTGCAGGAAGCAGTGGAACTGCAGGAAGCAGCGGAAGCAGTGGGACAGCAGGGAGCAGCGGAAGCAGTGGGACAGCAGGGAGCAGCGGAACTGCAGGAAGCAGTGGAAGTAGCGGAACCGATGGAAGTAGCGGAAGCAGTGGGACAGCAGGGAGCAGCGGAACTGCAGGAAGTAGTGGAAGCAGCGGAACTGCAGGAAGCAGTGGAAGTAGCGGAACCGATGGAAGTAGCGGAAGCAGTGGGACAGCAGGGAGCAGCGGAACTGCAGGAAGTAGTGGAAGCAGCGGAAGCAGTGGGACAGCAGGGAGCAGCGGAACTGCAGGAAGTAGTGGAAGCAGCGGAACTGCAGGAAGTAGTGGAAGCAGCGGAACCGATGGAAGCAGCGGAAGCAGTGGGACAGCAGGGAGCAGCGGAACTGCAGGAAGTAGTGGAAGCAGCGGAAGCAGCGGAAGTAGTGGTACGAGTGGGACAGGATTTAATACAATTTCAAATCCAGCAAATAATAGAATACTTACATCGGATGGAACTACCAATACTGCGGTTGCCGAATCCAATTTAACATTTGATGGTAATACATTAGTGGTAACCGGTTCGATAAATGTTAGTGATACAATAGTTGCTCAAAGAATACATGTCCAAACTATTACATCATCTATCAGTTTTGTTACGGGTTCATCTAAATTCGGAGTAAGTGGGAGTGATTTACATCAATTTACCGGATCAGTATCTATATCGGGTGGAGCTGAATTTTCTGTAAATGTAAATACAATAATATTTACAAGCTCACTTTCACTTTCAGGAAGTTTGACAGCATCTGCTATTGATGCAGAAACGCAATTTAAATTACCCAATTATAGTTCAAGTCCGACCGGTTCATTCAAAAGTGGCTCTTTATATTATAATACATCCGATACCGACATATATCGTTGGGATGGAACTCAATGGATAGCAGCAGTAGGAGCAACCGGCAGCAGCGGAACTGCAGGGAGCAGCGGAAGCAGCGGAACGGCAGGAAGCAGTGGAAGCAGCGGAACCGATGGAAGTAGCGGAAGCAGTGGGACAGCAGGGAGCAGCGGAACGGCAGGAAGCAGTGGAAGCAGCGGAACCGATGGAAGTAGCGGAAGCAGCGGAAGCAGTGGGACAGCAGGGAGTAGCGGAACTGCAGGAAGCAGTGGAAGCAGCGGAACAGCAGGGAGCAGCGGAACCGATGGAAGCAGCGGAAGCAGCGGAACGGCAGGAAGCAGTGGAAGCAGCGGAACTGCAGGAAGCAGTGGAAGTAGCGGAACCGATGGAAGCAGTGGAAGCAGTGGAAGCAGCGGAACCGATGGAAGCAGCGGAAGCAGTGGAACGGCAGGAAGCAGTGGAAGTAGCGGAACCGATGGAAGCAGCGGAAGCAGCGGAACGGCAGGAAGCAGTGGAAGTAGCGGAACCGATGGAAGCAGCGGAAGCAGCGGAACGGCAGGAAGCAGTGGAAG